GATTATCAGCAGAATCTACGGCGATGGTGACAAAGTCCCTGAATCTGAAATCCAGAAAGGATGTAGTCCTTCAATCCTTCATGCTATTGGTACAGCCTATACCAAGGTTGTGGCCAGAATCATGGCGAATGCTGGAATCGGAGAAATTGAGTGTACTGAGATCATCAAGAGGTGTACTGACTCCGAAGAGGTTTACAACGTGGTCACTGGGGATTTCGAACCCGCCAACGAAACGAAGGTCGTCAGTTCGACCGAAGCAGACATAGAGACTCTGAGAACGGCTGTCAGTATTGTCGGTCTCCTGGCCGGAAGTACTCGGTTCATGTCCTCAGGATCGTTCGTAGGAACTGTCGGAAATGCTGGACCTTTCTGACTAGACATGGAGGCTAGAGATGCCTACGCTGAAAGAGCTCATGACCAACCCAACCGGGCCGGGGACTGCTCATACGGCAGCTCGGTACCGAATCATTGATGATCTGAACCGACGGTTCGGGGAGATGATCAAGGTTGGTAAAAGGTTCAGAGCTGCTGTCTATAGGACAGATGATCTTACCCTCTTCTATATCCAAGTCCCTTCTGAGACTCTGGAGAAGAAGCGGTTCTGGTGGGACGTTCTAATCGAGGCTCGGGCAACCGGAACCAAGAAGTCCCTCATGGACTCTGACGTGAGACTCTTTAGCAACAACCCCGCCTTTGTCTTTAGTGGTCACGCTTATGTGGCTAACAAAGGCTGGTTCTTGATCGAGTGGTTGAAGGACAAGTTCGACAAGGAGATGTACGAGCAGAAGCCAGTTGTTGCAAACCCGAGTGCAATCTTTGGTTTTGATAAATCATTCTTCTTCGCTGCTACGTACATTCTCCATGCCAGGCTTCACACTATCAAACATGAGGATAAACAAGAACTGAAAGAGAAGGAGGTCTCGAAGACTGTAGAAGACTTCGAGACAATCTTCAGGAAGTACGAACGAGTGGTCAAGATTGAGGCAGCTGAGAGAAAGAAAACGAAGGATCGGGAGGCTGCTAAGAAACGAATCCAAAGGGAAAGACCTTCTGGGACTGCAAAGAGGGCTAAGGCGGCTCGGCCTGCCAAGCGAGTGTCAAAGTCAACTACGAGGAAAGCTAAATCTACGAGGAAGGCTAAATCTTCAACAGGGAAACGTCGGAGTAGGTGAGCATATATTAGGGGCTAGCGGCAGCATTGCCCTTGACAATAACCGAACGCAGAAGGGAGAGAAGGATATGAAGGGTATGAAACTAGTATGCGAATTAGATGAGGATGCGAAATCAATTCTCATTAACTTTAACGAGATTCATAAGTTGGGGGATGATCGGTTTGACACCATGAGCCTCACTAAGAAGAGGTCATACGCCAAGCCTGAGTGTGCAGGAAGAATCAAGGAATCCATACAGGTATCGTTTGACAAGTCGGAGATGGCGGGCATTGAATTCATGTGCATTCGTCACCGGATTGAAAGTTATCCGGAGTACTCTGAAGAAGATCTAGCTCGGGACTGCCGGAAACTTGTATGGGAGTGCAAGGATGCAGCTGAAGAGTTCATTGACAAAGTCTATGTCCCGGCTGGCGAAGGGACTAGAAAGAGGAAGAAGGCGAATGTCGAGCTTCAGTTTACTGATGAACACTCGAAGATCGTTCTGAAAGCCTCTTTCCTAATGAAGGTTTTGGTTCCGTTGATCACGGAGTATCTGTCCAAGAGGGGCCACGGGCGCAACGATCGACTCTTCTTACTGTGCTTCGAACCATGCTTTGAGGCTGTAGACCGTGATGGGGTCAACATCAAGGACAAGATCTTCAAGATCGTGTCTTCTCGGGTTCGTACTACAAGGTACTCTGACAAGACGATGTGGAACCTACTGTTGAACATGGCAGTGGATCCCAACATCATTAGTTCGCAGTTCTTCAGGAAGTTGATGATCGACATCATTCCGAAGTTAGAACCGACGCGGCCTGTGGTGAGTTATCTCCACGTGACGTTGAAAAACCTTCTACAGTATCAGTTCAAGGCGAACTTTGCCCTGACCTACCGTCCTCAGAATCTGTATGAGGTAACGGACCCACAGAACGAACGCCTTACGAACTTCGAGAGACTTGAGTTCCAACTGGCCCGGCTTGATGAAAGCGCATCTCTGGTCACGGAAGCCAGACTGTCAGACTTGATCGTATCGTGTCTCAGGCACCCTAAGATCCAGATCACCCAAGAAGAAGTGGAGTATTACAAGGATGGTGTCCAGGTTAACACCGTCCAGACAAACCTGATGTTCCTGTTCTTTGCGAAGAGGGTCGGACGATACCACTCCATGTATAACCTTAGGTTCGGCGAGTATGCCATTCTGTTGGTGTTCTTTAAGAAGTGGCTTCGAGCGAACGGGTTCGAGTTCCTGTCCCGGTGGGTTACTACGACGTTCCCGGATGGTATAGACCTGGAGCGCCGAATCGTTTCTACGAAGGACTTCGTGAACGGTCTTTTAGGTTCCCAATCGTATAAGTACCTCTCAGAGGTCAAGTACCGTTATGCGTTAGGGAACCTGTCGCGTAACAATGTGTTGGCCAAGCTTATTTCGACTATCTTCGTGAACACATCGGTCGAGTTACCCAGCTACGAGCAAGAGATGGGCGAGATTGAAGTTCCGGCGAAAGATATCAATACTTACCCCATAAACCGGATAACGGATGAGGTACTCAAGCTGGTGGAAAGCATCTGAGCGAACATGACATTGAGCGCGAGGAGTGACCGTGGAACAAAAAGACGTCGATGGCTTCGTGGAGAGGCTGAAAGAAAGGATCGACGTCCTCTATGTGGACCGGCGTGGTAGAAACGCGTCGGTGAGATGCCCGTATTGCGGGGATTCTCAGAAGAACCCCATGAGTGCGCACCTCAATATCCGGTTGAAGAACCCGGAGTTCCTCATATGGAGGTGCGTGAGGTGTGAGGCGAAGGGGGCAGTAAGCCCCGACTTCGTTAGAGACCTCAGGTGCTTCGATGACGGTGCCCTTAGGATGGCTCATGCCAACCTATCTAGGGCTAGGAAAAAGTTCCGTCCGAAGACTGGAGGAGGGTTCCATCGGTTAAAGCTCCCGATCCATCTGGATCGGGACGCTTGCCGGAGGCTAGGCTACGTAGAGGACAGGTTAGGTATCAGTATTCCACCATCCAAGGCAGGGCTGAACTACAGTATAATCGCAGATATCGGCTGGTTCATCAAGGTGAACGGGCTTAAACTTGAGGAGGAACCTAAAACCATAAAGCGTTTGGCTCGAGAAGGAATAGGATTCCTCTCATCAGACCATTCACAGTTAGCAATCAGGGATACAACCGGAAATTGGAAGAAGAGATACTACGCCTGCATGTTGTATGGTGAGGATCCCTTTTCCAACAGCCTCTTTGCCGTTCCAAAAGAGGTTGAAGCCATGACCGAACGAGTTATATTAGTGATGACTGAAGGTGCCATGGATTTGCTCGGAGTGTCCTATCACATACTCCCCGATCTAGCGGAGAGAAGGGACGTAATCTTCGCAGCAGCCGGTGGGAAGTACTTTGCTTCGGCCTTGAAAGCCGTTAGGACAAGGGGCTTCCTTAATCTAGACGTTCGCTTCTACGCGGACGCTGAGGTTGGACTACCGTTCTTCAGGTGGCTCAAGAGAGAAGACTCTCTCTTGAAACACGAAAAGATCGAGGTTAACTACAACTCGATCGGAAAGGACTTCGGTATGAAGCGAGAAGAGATCAAGCTCAGAAGAGCAATCGTATGAAAGAAAGACTTACCGTCAGCTTTGATACCTACCACAACTCAGGTGATGAACTCAGCATGGACGGATACGTCCAGCTTGTGGAAAGGATAAAACGTAGTACGGTGGGAGAAATCGCAAGGGAGAACCTAAGAATTATGAAAACAGAAACTCAGGAAGGTGTCGTTAAAGTTGAGCCAAGACACGCTGCTACCATGGCAGCATCACTCATCTCAAATGAAAGAGAATCTATCGTATCAGTGAAACTTCTCGAAGGCTCCAACGAGATCGAGATTATCAGGCGGATCAGAAGTGACATGGTATTTTGCTCTATCCCTTCCAAGTCTGCACCAGACGAGGTTTGGAAAGAGGTCTATGGAGTAGTAGATGGAAAAATTACCATGATCAGAAAGGTCAGGGGAGTCCATCAACCCATTGAGCTCAGGGGTGAGGTAATCAGCTTCCCCAAGGACGATTGAGAGTAGAACATGCCATTGAGAGGGCCGGGAGACCGGCCCTTACCTTTTCAGTTCTTCCAATAAGGAGGATAGAACAATGGCACGATCCTTGAAGTACAGAGCCACCAAGCTCGCTATCAAGTTGTTTGGTAGTATCCAGTTCCACAAGTATCCGTTCTGGATGTCGTTTGGCAACACCAAGTACAAGGTGAGAGGACCTGAACAACGACATGTCATCAATATCATGAAGCCCGGGGATATGATCTTCAGGCGATATGACGGCTACATCAACTCTATCTTCATTCCAGGGTACTTCAGCCATGCTGCCCTGATAGTTGACGACAAGACAATCATTCACGCCACAACTCATGACGTCGTTAAAGAAGATATTCTGACGTTCTTCAGGACAGACCGGATCGCTCTAGCTCGAATGACCGGGACTAAGAAGAAGAACTGTACGGAGGCTGTTCAGAAGGCCCTCAATGTTGAAGGTACTGAATACGACTTCGAGTTCAAGTCCGGTAACGAGGAAATCTATTGCTTTGAGTTGTGCTGGGAAGCATGGTATGAATTCCTTGGATCATCAACACCAGGTAAGCCAATCCTAGCTGACGATCTCCTACATCATCCCAAAATCGAAAAGATCCACGATAGTCGGGATTGGCAGAAACGCATCGGCTAGACCCAAACTCATATTACGTACAAGACGATCCCCCAGTCCTCACGGGCTGGGGGTTTCTCAACAAAGGGAACATCCCCTTAATGACAATAAACAAGCTGGAGAAAAATCTATGGAAAAAGTAGAAGGATGGGACGGTAGAGAGTTTGCCCCTCTGTATAAAGACTTGCTCTTTATATTCGCAGACGGCTCCATAGCCGGTCAGCGAGAAGATAACGCTACTGGAGGAATCGGAGTAGTATTAGCAAACGAGGAAGCGGTTCTCCACAAATTCAGCAAGTGCTACAAAGGTCCAACTCGGGTTATGTGTCCGACTCAGGTCACAAACAACCGAATGGAACTCAGAGCCATCATCGAAGGCTTGAAGAATTTTGTGCAAGACTATGAGGATCCAGGTTCCTACAGGATAATGGTTGTATCGGACTCAGCCTACGCCATTAACAGTGCTAAGGACTACCTGATCAAGTGGCAGAAAAACGGATGGCAGACCCGAGAGGGAAAGCCGGTGAAGAACCAAGACTTATGGAAGGAGCTGATAAAACTCTTGGAACACCAGTGTTGTCCTGAAGTGATCTGGCAGCATTGCCGTGGTCATCAAGGAATACCACTAAACGAGCTAGCAGACAAGTTGGCACAGTCAGAAGTAAGATAGATTAGCCTTAGGAGAAGAGAAAGGATTAGGACAGATGATCGATCAGGGCGGAACTCAGAAGATGACGGTACACATGGAGATGATGATCCCGGAGTGATTAACCGAAGCACAAGTCGAGACTCTTATTCGATTAAGAATGGTTGATCAGTCCCGAAGCGCAATCGGGACTCCGGAAAACCAATCCATGAGCGACGGAGTAAGGCAGCTTCATATCGGTCCCTTGTTCGTGGACAGACCGAGTCCAGTGTATCGGGCAGAACCCTAGTAGAAGGAGGAAGAAGTGACAATCCAGCGCAGATCGAAAGGGGGACGAATTCCCCCTAAAGAACTCCCTCTTGAAGAGGGTAGGAAACGGAAGAAGAAAAAGAAGGGTAAGAAGAACAAGAGAGCTATGGTGCCCTTCGAAGAAATGACGAATATGGATCACGCTGAAGCAGCGACCGAAGCGGCAATTGCTGCTGGGAAGTCGTTGATCAGGGCGTACAGAAAGGATCCGGTCGTCAAGGGCGTGACTGATGTGTTGAAGGGCCTTCTGGAGGATTAAGTAATGGCGTTCCCGGACAGACAGAGCTGGACTACCGAAGCCCCGTGTGTCCGGGACTTCGTCATACGCGAGTACGACCTTTCGGCGGCAGGATTATCAGTGATAATGGAAGAAGGCCTTATCTCAGCGGATAAGGCCGCTTCCATTGCCGCTCTTCCTAAAGAAGAAAGGTTGGTTCGTGTCGGGTTGATGTGCAGAGACGATGACAAGATTTTAGAAGGGGTCGAGGAAGGAACCAAGAGAGCCGTGAGGCTCTTCTGTAGAGAGAATGGTATCTCATCGGATGACATCGTCTCCGTCAAGAGAGATGCAGTATTCTCTACGATCCAGGCCTCGAAATTGAAAATCGGTGAACACCTGAAGTTCAGGCTTGCTGCTAGGTACTCGTCGTTCTACAACTTGAACGGAGTCGAGTTCTACTGGTCGTCCTGGAGCAACAAGCTCACGGTGAAGGGGCTAGGGAGTACAGTGGAACAGGCACACTCTCAGTACTTCCTCGCAGTGCTTGAGAACATCATGCGATCGGCCGAAGAGGCCCCGTATGAAGGTTTGATGGGAATACTTCAGAGAATCAGAGGAAAGTATGTTTCTCTGGATCTGGATGAAGAGTGTTACAGGGAGATGAATAGGGTCTCCAGATTCCGAATGAAGATGATATTAGCAGGACATGAGTTTTACTCCGACATTTTCCCGGGTTGGGAAAATATGGATCCAATCTACAACTACAGCAACTTTCTAGTGCCGTTGATAGCGGCGTTAGTCTAGGGGAAAGATGAAAGAACTAAGAATGACGAAGACCGAGCCTCCAGCCGATCCCAAACCGGGATCAGCCTACATTGAGTGGAAAACGGGTACAGTCAATGCCTGGAACGGAGAGAGCTGGTTGGAAATCATGAAGATTCCAAGCCTCTATGAGCTGATTGTCCAACTCTCTTCTGGGATCTCCGGAGGGGGTGTTACCCTCAGCCCAATCACAATGCATCAAAGAGTCAACATTGGAAATCTAGTCCAGTGTATGATGGGGATGATGTATCTTGCCAACATCTCGATCATGGCTAGGAACAGTACCCACAAAGAGATCGAGGAGTTTGTCAGCAAGTCTCTCTCGGAGATGTCTGAAACTGGTAGGTTCATCATAGAGACAGGAGAAATTCCTGACTGGGCGAAACTTTCTGGGTTTGAAGGGTCTATGAGTGTGTTGCAACAGAAAATGCTGTCTTCTAAACACATGCCAGCCGATATCTGGACTGACGACCCAAGAGCTCCGAGAGTTGACTGGAAGGCTGAAGTCGCTTTTAATGATACCACTATGGGCTATCATGAGTGGGCATTGAATGTGATTAACAAGAGTGAGACGAACGAAGATACAGAGTGGAAGTGTTTCACCAGGTATGCGAACGGTCCTAAGTTGTTATGGCTGGAAAGACAGCTAGACGCTGTTGGAATCAAGCACCGAAGGAATTTGTGTAATACGCATGCACCCATTCTAGAAGTGGACAAAGAAAAGATCGAAGATGCTCAGAGTTTTCTGGATCCGGTGGACGATATTCCTGATGATTCTCCACAATTCACTGACAACTTGGATAAATTGAAACTTAGGACAAAGTTTCCCAAGGTCAGACAAGCCTTGGAAAATAAGATGAAGGAGATCTGGAAGGAAAGCTTTGCAGAGATCCATGATCTCAAGTATACCCAATGGGTTAGGAATAGGCTTTCTACCTTCTTGAGTCGCGTAGGGGTTATCTTGCACAAGATGACTGTTTCCATCGAGGGTGAAGATCTAGTGGTCGTCGTCTCTCTAGATGGAATGAAAGTTCCATCTATCATACTTCATTGTAGTATGAAAAAGCCAAAGGAACCAAGATCGACTCCAGTACGCCGAACTGAAGAATGTAAGGAACACCCTTCTGGTAAACATCGGTGGCTTCGAGGCAACAGATGTGTTTGGTGTAAGAAGACCAAACAGGATGTGGACTTGAGTAAGAGGTAACAACCAAAAGGACGAGTTCGACTAGGAGAGTAGTATGAATGTAGACACAGCCACATTGATGGTTAGAGCAGCAGCTATTGCTGTTGGAAGGAATCCTGATACTTGTCGGGCTACCGTCATTAGTGGCTGGTGGCGCGTCAGACGAAACAAAGACAACGAAGAACTCGGTGCTGGAAACAGTATCGAGATTGCGATTGCTCGTTGTACTCTTGGTAATGAATGGTCTAAACTTCCCAAGTTTGGTAAGAACAAAGTGGCTAAGATGGTCAATGACTTCCAGATTAAAAGAAGAAGAGAGGATGATAAAACACTAGCTAAGAAGCTGGTATGTAACGCCGACGCTGTTCACCATGGAACGGAGGTCCCTTTTTCTGACGTTGACACCATGGACGAAAGACATAAAGAATGCATAATCCATGCCTGGGAAACTGGACGGATCTAGAAAGAGGTACTACATGCACGTTTCATATGCAGAATTACAGATTCTCCTCGCTACCACCATGGGATCACTCAGGATTTCTGGTGGTCATGAGATATTCACATACTCGGCAGCCCACAGAGAGAAAGTGATCAACTCCATCCACAACAGGATGGAGCTTCTTGAACTTAAGCTCTTAGATCCTGACGACTGTGAAGAATGTCAGGGTCTTGGATGGGGAATCTTCGACAGCGACATTCGTGGCTTGGAGATCCAGAAGTGTGATTTGTGTGGGAAGTTTCCTGACGATGAGACGGCTCTCAGGCATGCCCGGTTCTTCCTGGCTACTGGAATCCGAAGAGCCTACTTCATGGCTGTCAAGGGAATGATCGGAGGAATGCAGAACAGCAGTCCTTGTGGTCCCCTGTACGATGAGATGAAAGAGAGATGGGACACGATCTTCGGCCCATGGGATTTGGTCAGGATGAGAGTCGGTCCCAATGGAGAGCTGAACCAAGTTCGGTTCAGATTCATCGGGATCGATGACAACGAAATATGCTCCTTGACCTGGACTACTGAGAAAGAAGTACCATTTGATGAGATAACCAAGGAGGAAAAGCGTGGCTAGTGCAGAATTGAAACTGAGACAAATCATTGATGAGTTTGAGGAAGCTCAGACCAAGTACTCAGACTGGGGTGCTTGTGATACTGAACCTGACCACTTCTTTGAAGCTCTTATGCGGAAGGCTGTAGAAGGGAAAGATTTTCCGGTAGTTAAACCGGAACACTGGCAGCTTTTCTCCTCAACGAGAGGATGGAAATCCAAAGCCAATGTGTTGAGAAGAAAGGCGAAGAAGGCCTTTGATGCAATGCAGAAAGCTCCGCATAAAGTGGTACTCGATGTCGCAAAGTATCACGGATGGGATCATTGACTCAGCTCCTAGAAAGGAGCTAAACCCTTTTTAGTAGATGAAAATGAAAAATGTGTGTCTCGAATGTGGAAAGAAAATAGTTGGTGGAGGATACATCCTCTCGCTTAGAAGATGTAAACACACTGGATTCGCATGTTCTCAAAAGTGTTGGAAGGCTGCAGCAAAAACTTGTAGAAACAATAACGAACAAAGGAAGTGTCCTTTTCCGAAAGAGTGCTTGATAAGAAGTAGATCTGAGGAGTAGGAGACTGAAAGGAAGTACAGTGGCTAAGATAACGGCGATAGCAAAAGAAGCACCTGATGACTTCATGGAGCAGATCAAAGACAAGATCCGCTTGGAGTTCGCTGAGATGGTTCCAGAGGATAAGTGGCGGGAGATGGTTCATTCAGCTGTCGACAGCTTCTTCAAGTCTCACGAAAGAAAGCAGAATCATCACCCGTACAACTGTGAGATCGTCAAATCTCCCTTTGACACGATAGTACATCAGCTCTTGGTTGATGAGATCACGGAGAAGATGCAGGCGTACTTCATGAGTCCTGAGTGGCAAGGCCAATGGGGTCTAGTATCCTTATCTGGCAGTGAATGTAGTTACGTTGCATCTGAAAGGATGAAGGAGCTCATGATAGAATGTGCTCCGGAGATCATCCAGAGGATGCTAGGAAATACGCTGCAGAATGCTATCCAGGGCTTGCAATTCAGCACATGATATTCCACAAACAATGGAAGGAAGAGAGAAAGAAAACATGACAAAGAAAAAACAATCTGGAATCATTTCGGAGGGAAAGACGAAGCAGGTCATCGACATCGGTGGGAGGGGATTCGTCACCCTCAGAAACAAGGATGACATGACGAAGCATGACGATCCAAGTCAGACGGAAAAAGCGTCTGGTAAAGGAGAAGTCGCTACGAGCATCACGTGCAAGGTGTTCGATATCCTGAAGAAAGCTGGTATTCCGGTCGCCTTCGACCAGCGTGTGGATGCGAGGTCATTCAGAGCCTACAAGCTTGACATGATTCCCTTGGAGGTGGTGGTTCGTCGATATGCAGTGGGGAGCTACTTGAAGCGCAACCCTCGTCTGTCCCCGACTGGAGAGGTCCCTCGCCGCTTCTCGAAGCTCGAGTATGAGCTGTTCTTGAAGACTACTGATGGAGAATGTGACTTCGACAACACGCAAGTTGCGAGTCTCCCGTGTGATGATCCGATGATCCAGATCAAGAGCGACAAGACATGGAAACTTCATGATCCGAAGATGCCTGTCAGTCAGGAATCCCACGTAGGATCTGTCAAGGCAGCAGTCGATCCAAAGCACCTGAAGTTGATCGAAGAAACCGCTCGCCGCACGTTCCTCCTATTGGAAGGGGTGTGGGCTACTCTTGGGTGGCGACTGGTGGACTTCAAGATCGAGTTTGGTTGGTGGACCAATCCGCAAACAGGTGGATCTTCACTGATGATCGGCGACGTCATTGACGGTGATAGCTGGAGACTTCGGTCTCCGAACTGGGATGAGATGTCGAAGGAGTGCTTCCGCCAAGGGGAGACAGCCTCAGATGTCACTCACAAATACCAGTTGGTGAATGAGGTCCTTCAGAACTTCAGCATTACGAAGGACGTTGTGGTCATCTGGACTGGCTCAGAGAAGGATGATACCGAAGGCTTCCCAGTCGCTAACAACGATTGGATCGAGACCCTTGGAATCTCTGATTCCGGACACAAGTCTACAATCAGTTGTCTCAGACAGCTGGAGAGTTTGAAGTTCGACTACCGCAACGGCGTGATAATCGCTGTGGCAGGAATGAGCAACGGACTTGGGCCGATCTTAGCTGCTCATACTGAGTGGCCATTGATCAGTTGTCCTCCGGATGACGGACATCACCAAGACATCTGGAGTTCCCTTCGGATGCCGAGTGCTGTGCCAAACATGACTGTTCTCAAGCCGAGTAATGCCATGGCGGCAGCCTACGGAATCCTGGCTCAATGCAATCCGTACGTCTACATGGTGCGGAGGTACACTGCTGAGAGCTTCGACGAAGGCGTCGTAGTCGAGTAGCGTGATAGAAGGGCGCATACCCCGGTGGAGGGTATGCGCCGTCCCAGACCACTTTGCCGGCTGTGGTCAAGTCTGTTTTTTCTTCCTCACAGGTTCGTCTCGACTGAACCTTCGTGAACCGCTCGGTTTGTTGATATGGGGTTTGACAGGAGCCCCATCTTCATGGAGGATTTGAAGTCCTCCGTCCTTCACGGCCTGCTCGTTCAGAGCTTCCGGTGGGATGTCGTACGCTTCTTTGCTCATTTCAGAGTCTCCGGGTTTTTCAGTTCATCCGAACATCGAATTTGATAGTCTCTAATTGAAAGTTAGAACCCACACAGGGAGAGAAAGTATGACTGAGATTCTTAGACAGTTTTCAGGTTCGATCGAATTCTGGGGGTGCGTTATCACTGGAATTCTACTTCTTCAGACCTTCCTTCAACGTAAGGGTGTACCAAAGGTTAGGATACCTCCTCCCAAGTTGGACTTCAGTAAAGACATGGAAACCCTGATGTTCTTGATAGACGTCAAGATTAGTACGAAGGTCCAATATACGGCAAAGAGCAAGTTGGACCAGAAGAAAACAGGATTCCTCAGGGATGACGTTATCGAGAAGATGTCCATTGAGATCGTTCAAGAACTTATGGAAGAGATGTCGAATATATACATCGCAACTCTCTCCAGGTATTTCCGTGGAAGAGAGGGAATAATTGTGTTCGCCTCCAACGTAGTATATACTGCCGTCATGGTCAAGGTCCTTGGATTGAACGATGTCAAGTTCGCTGACATGGACAGACAGGCTAGGTTCAAACAGATCGCTAGAGCTAACAGAGCCAAGGTCAAAGAGGAGAATTAAAAAGGGGGATTGCACGATTGTTACAACCGTAATATGAAAGTTCGTTTTCATTATTCACGGTAGATGAGGCCCCTACCCATTGGGTAGGGGCTTCAAAATCCCTCTTTTCGTAGAGATTAGGCTCTTTCAGCGTCTAGAACCTGGTCAGACATCCGTTGGCAGTGTCCTTTGTCGGTATAGCCTTCAGAGGATATAAGGATGATCTCACCTTCGGCATTCTTAAAGCGCCAGCGATACTCTCCAGCAGCGTCAAGGTAGGGTTCTACGTCGAACTGCTTGGAAAGAACAAAATTCATGTTCTCGACCAGCTTTTCCCTCTTGTCGTAACCTCTCGGCGTCCGCGCAAGAACCTTACCGTTACCGGCTTTGATCCGTATGCGCCACATCCCGTTGACGTCAGTGTACAGCTTCAACTTCATGTTTCGTGCAGCCATTTTTCTATGCTCCTGTTTTTCATTGGTGCTTGGTCTGCTCGTTTTCCCTGATTGAATGTTATGCCTTTGAGATAGCCGCTTCTAGGTCGATCTTCCCGACTTGTACTGTCGTATCATGGAAAGCCTTCATTGAGAGGACCTTCAACTTCTCACCAACTCCGTTGAACGTTAGCCCTATGTTCTTGATACCGATGATATAAGGGAGTCGACCGAAGCACTTCTCACAGATCTCAGGAGCCGCGCAGTACAGAGGAGAGCGCATCCTAACGACCTGCCCTAAATACTTTTCAGAATTCTCGCTCGTTATTAGTACGAGTTTTCCCCGATCAATTACGTACCGGAACCGGAACATGCTGATGTTCTCTTTTGTCAGCTTGACCGACAGAGTTCTTGGTGTCCGGCAGTCGCTACCGTCTGGTCCAAGGGACACACCCTGAAATGCGGCGGTCAACTGCTTGGAAATGTACCCACTGATACGGGTCTCAATAGCCCTTCCACCCGCACCCTTGATCAGGATATTGGCTCCGATGTGCTGGTCTTCTGGTGGAGATCCATCAACCAGATTACCGAGACTGACATCGAACTTGCTCGGATCTTCAGGCTTGGGAGCCAATCCTCTCATGAGAACCATGTTCTTGTAGTTGTTGTCAAAACTACCTCTCGCTCCAGATTCGAAGAAGTCCATGATGGAAGATCCCGCCATCTCTTCTCTGGCGGAAGCAATGAGTCTTTTCTCTATCATAGAGACAACCTCAACGTCGGCGCGGTCAATAGCGTCCTTGTGCTTCTCTAACAGCTCCGCCTTGAGCTTCTTGGTCTTTGGTGGGATCTTGAGGTCTTCCATATTAAAACCAGGAGCCGTGAATGTAACCGTAGAGTATCCCAACCAACTGATTCTGTTAATGAAATCGACGTAAATATCCTCGTCGATCTTTTCCTCTAGGAGAAGGTCAGTGACCCTTCCGACTATCCTTTTGATAACTTTGCTATTCAATGGTTCGTTGGCAAACGGAACCAGGTCTCTTAGTTTCTCGAATACCATCAGATTGAAGACATACCTACCAGCGTTAGTCCTGATTGGACTATCGTTTCCGATTTTCCCCTTGGGAACGGTTATCCGGTCTTGAAACGATGCCAACGGAGGACCGTCATTCGTCCTGGCGAAAGTTCTCCGTATGTAAGTAAGAGTAATGTCTGAAGGAGACATCGCCATGAGGGCGTCAACAGCTTCCTTCGGCATTTCCCTTTTGATTTTCTTATTCTTATCAAGCATGTGACCCTCCTGTTTTAGGGAAAAGGTCGGCCAGTCGGGGCGGACCCCGACCGGCCTGGAACCGTCATATCTACGGCCGATTCGACGCCTTTAGGCGAAGATGTAGTATTCGATGGTAATCTCTTTGGTCCCTGACAGCATCTCCGTGGCGAACGTGATGCGTGAGAACATCTCGACTTCGGCAAAGTCCGGATCAGGAGTGCCGCCAGCTACCTTGTTCGCCATGTACAAAGCCAGCTCATTAACACCCTGACTACGGGCGTCATTCTGGTTGATATCGAGTGTCATCTTCATCGAGATCATGTGCGAACCGAGAGTGATGTCCCACTCCGGAATGAATGAAGTCGCAAGATTGAGCCGCTTGAGCCAGTATTTGTCTTCGCCGCCTTCAGGAGTGCCCGGAGCGGTGTTGAACAAGTTCATCCCGTAGTAATGAGTATCTTCCAGTGAACTCAAACCTGTTCCTGTAGGAACCGTTCTGAAAGGAACGATAGTAGCAAGCTCATCGTTCTCAGGTTGCGGTGGGTCTGGTGCGAACGGGTCCGGACCAGTAACCCCTCCCGTACCAATACCGAACAAGAAGATAGAGCGGTCAATCTCGTCAGCAACAAATGGTGTAGTACTCTCACCCGTGAGACCAAGGCCAGAAATACTGTTTTCTTTGAAGAGACTCTCAAGAACGTATGTCCTTCCTCGATGGACAATGAGGTTCTTCTTGATCATCAACACATTGCCACGTCCGTCTTTAAAGACGGCCATACCTCTCAGTAGAGGTTGCTTGGCAGCGGCATCTATCTCGTCCCGGACCATGTTCTGGATGGAACGCTCGTCGAATCTGAGAGTTTTGCTTTCGGTATCCATGGGTTCTTTCTTCCTCAAGTTGTTCTCGTGTCCGGGTTACGACACAACTGTCATTTCTATTGCATCTCTCGTCCTGGCCACCTCAGTAGTCCTGACTAACCTGGAATGAAAGTCACTGGCCTCGTGAAATGAAAGATTGGTCAAGTAGTCATTTGGGTCTCCGGACCACGCATGTCCAGGTGTCTGTTCGATCATCGTAAGGACAGAGTCCCAGAAAGTCAGATCGAGCGTGTCCGTCTGTGGGTCTCCGTCCATCCACTTGAAGCCGTCTCCAGGGGATAGCCTACTGAGAAGGAAAGGCTCAAACCCCGGCTCATCGTCTACGACGCTAATGGGTTGTTCGTCTATGTGATTTCCGGGAGCGACGACGAGCCTGATGGAAGGATACAATGAATCTCCTAGACCGACGGCATCTCCCTCTCCTGGCATATTACCGAATTCAGCCCAGTCAAGAAGCTCGTCTCTGATAGTGTAGTCCTTGACCTTCAAAATGGAAATAAGGGCCATGGAGTCTAAGGCTCTGATGGATCCATACCACGTTGAACCTATAACAGGTTGACCTGTGGAAGGATCTAGTCTTAGGTCTCCTAACTGAATGACGAAATCGCTCTCATCACTCATATCAAGCGGAAGAGCGTAACTGGTCCTGACTGAAACCTCTAGATCGTCGTCGTTATCATCCAGGATCATGTAGTCAATAGGAGGTTCGCTGATACCTTGTTCCACAAGGTAGTTATCGTACATCCCTATCTCATCAGAATACTCTACCGATACCAAGAACCTCGGATGTACTTGTCCTCCTGCTGTACCGATACCATCGTCCGAGATCCTTGCAGTATCTGTCCCGTAGAAGCCTCCATGGAGACCGAGGGTGAGCTCATCAAAAAGATGAATCCTATCATCAAATGGATCCCTGTGAACGTAGTAGACAGAGAACTCTCTCAACTGAGTGGTATATGCCTTGAAAGTATCCACCATCATCTTGATGAAAGTCCGAGTCAGGTTAAACAACTCCATGTTGTTGGTAACACTCATCTCTCCGTCGATCAGTCCAGTGTCTCCAGCAAATGTTTCCACGATGACGTCAGCGTCGTCAATGAAGTTGTCGATCAAGGTGATGATGTCATACAAGGCGTCGTTCGAATCCTTACCACTGATGAATGCATAGAGTCCTGGGCTCTCAGCTGCCAAGTACTCAGCATAGGTATCGTAGCCACTGAAGAGCTCAGTATTGAATTGAGCAATGAACTTGTAGTTGTAGATGTCCTTCAGGACTTCATAGCGAGACTTATTAGTCTCGTCTATCATCAACTGCCTGAGCTTGGCGGCATACTTCAGGTTGTCCTGGTATGTCCTGACGAAGTCGTATGGAGTCGTCTCTTTACCATCCAGGTCAGCTGAGTCGTAGTTGGAATTTTCTCCTGGAGTCAGATCTCCTCTGTCCGGTAGGGACTCGAGATATGTCCTAACGTCATCTCTGAGGGTAGCTATGTCAACATCATCCCAATCGACCCCGAGGAGATTCTCGATATTGCCCATAAAGGCTGCAGCTTTTTCTCCTTCAGAAGAAGCTGGGAGATCAACGTCCCAAGCTGCTTGATCATCTTCTTGAAAGGTAGGCTTGTTCCTATGGGCGTTTGCAAATGTGTACGCCACTTGGTAGTAGTCCTTGACGATTACATCTTCCCACCCCATGATCTCCATGGTAAGGGCGTGGAGTGCTATCATCATATCCAAGATGTGAATAGGTTCTCCACTGATCTTGGAACTCTGGACCGTCATCTTGTAGTTCCCAGGAATGGCCAAGTCGCCAGCCTTCTTGAACTGGTACAAGTAGTTGTAGAAATAAGAGTGGTTCAGAGTACTCTTCAACATATCAATACTGACGTCGATTCCGAGGTACTTGGTATTGAGGTATGTGAAGTCATGGACTGCAATCTCTTCCTCAGTAGCATGCCAGTAAGGATCAGAGCCGGTCACTGAATCAAACGTTTCCCATTTAGTCGTCGAACTCAAGAAAGCAGCTTCAAGGTTCTCCTCATCATGTTCTACCTGAGCAAATTGGAGGTACGAGTTTGGAGGCATACTGATCGAACCATCACCCTCTCGGGCAAAATCCTTGACCAAGTAGTACTTGAAAAGCTTGATGTCGTCAAACCCGAAAATCTGCATGACATTGACAAGTGCCTGTGTCGTACCCTTGTGTTCCAGAAGATAGTTGATGTTCTTTAAGATGCGCCGCCGGTACTTGTCCGGGACGATCTCGAAGAAATCTAGACCATAGGATGCAAACATGTTTCGTATGGACCGTTCGTCGAATGCGTCGATATCAAACGCTAAGTCCATGCGGGCCGTGATCATTCGCTCGAGAGTCATGATACTGACGACAAAGTTGACGTAATTCCAGTACCGCTCGTACTTACCCAGTCCCTCATTATGAAGAACAGAATTGTAATAGTGTAGACTAGTGTTGAAGAAATCGAGAAACAAACCCCGGAGCTTCCGGTCGAAGCTCTCGGGATAGAAGATTATCTCATGGTCGTCAGCAGTTCTAGCCTTAACTACAGCTACCACCATCTTATACTGGTCTGATGTTTCTAGAGTACCAGACTCTCTTAGACCAAGGTTTTCCAAGTAGGTAACGTAGTACTCGTTAGTCTCTACGTAATCATCGATCTCATTCTGCGCCATTTCTCCAGTGGGGTCACTAGACTCATCG